TTGACAATTTTACTAACCATGTACTGTGTTGCGCTCATTTCTTGTATTGAGCCATTTTCAAGACCAGCTTGTAGTTCTTCAATCAAATTTTGTCTTACTTTTTTATATGGTGATGAATTTATGATCCAAACATCAATTTCTTTTTCTGTTTTTATTGATTTGTAAAAATTTTCACGCATTGCAAAAATATGTTTCCTTACATTTTCAATATGTATGTGTGAATCTTGATCTGTTAATGCTGAATGAATTTTGTCAAAATCCCAAACAATATCACCTTTTCTTTTGTTGTTTTTTACATATGTATTTTTTCCAGCACAAGGAGATCCTGAAACAATTTTTATATTTCTATAATAATCTTTATTTGCATCATCAGCTTCTTTTTTTGAATCATATTTGCATGATCCATTTTTTCCCCATTTCCATTTTCCATTGTCGCATTTATATGATGGCATGTCAATCTTCTTTATTAATTTCCTGAATTGTGTCCATTCCTTTTGGTAAATATAATTTATCACCATCCTGAACTGCATTCATGTTTTCGCGTTCGCGAACTTCATTAATTGTCATCGCACCAATGTTCACCATTTTTTCATAGAAATTTGCACGATCATTTGGTGATCCACGCAACAAACCATTTGCATCAAAGTTTGTGAACAATTTGCCTTTTTCATTTTGTTTGAACAGTTTCAAATTCATTTCACTTTCAAGATTTGCCAAATAAGGTTGAACACTATATCTGACAAATTCAGTTGATTGTTGTTCAATATTATTGAATGATGATTTCGAAAGATCTTTCAACATGTGTGGTGGTATATTATACACACGCGCCACTTCTTGAATTGCCATGTCCCTTGATGCTAGGAATTGCGCTTGTTCATTTGAAATTGATATTTGTTGAAATTTCAAACCTTCTTCAAGAATCAATGTTTTGTTTGCATCATTCAATGCAGTGTATTGTTCACGAAATGATGTTTTCAATCTTTCAATTGCCAGTTCAGACATTTGTCGATCAGTTGACAAAACACCTGATAATTTTGCACCATTTCTAAAAAATGTAGCACCATATGTTTCAACTGCGATTCCCCATCCAATTGCATTCTTGCATTGTTGAATTGGTGAAACACCAATGATCCCATCAGTTGACATTCCTTTGAAATGCAACACCTCTTGTGATGAATACATTGTTTTTTTATCACCATAAGAATAAAAAATATCTTTTCCATTTTGTGTCACTTGAATATCATCCGAATTCAAACAATACAAATTGACTGGAACACCTGATCCATTTCTTTCGATATATACATATGAATTGCCATCAAGACACAGATCAACAATGATCTTTGAAAAAAATGCAACTTTTGTTTGATCAGGATTTGGATTTTGTGTCAAGATCCGATGCAATGGATGATCATTTCTTTTGATCACATCACCATCATTTGTTGTTTCACATATTTCCAATGGTATTTGTGAAATGGATTCCGATAATAATTTCACCGCATTGAACACTGGTGTGAAACCCATTGCGGTCTTTTTATCTACAACCGCACCTGATCCTGCATTTCCATAATAAAATTGTGTGTTTATGAATGCATCTTGTGTGTGTCTTTGTTCTGTTTTTGGTGAAAATATTTTTCCGATCTGATCAAAGATTCCCATTTGTGTCTTTTATTTTTTTCAAAAATAAATTATTAGATCATGACTTTCATGGAACTGGATTTCATTTTTATTCTTTTATTATGTGAAACCCTGAATGAATCATATGATGCATATTTTTGAATTTCAAAATATTCATAAAATTCAAATTCTGTTTTTTCGTATGCTTCAACATATGTTGATGAACTTTTGCAATGATGAAAATATCTTTCATCGAAACCTTTTTCTGTTAACATTGCAAGAATATATTTTGGATATTTATTTGTCATAATGATATAATTCCACGATTTTCATAAACTGATTGTTTTTGATCTGACAACATCCATGATCCAATTGACATGATTGTTGATATCACACCATCAACTTTTTCTGATGATCTTTTTTTGTCAACCTTGATATTGTTTGCAGGATCAATTCGCAATTGAACATTTTGCATTTGCCAACGCAAAACTGGATTGCCACCATGCACCAAAAGTTTTTTCAAAACCATTTTTTCCATTTCTTTTGTTGGGGCGCTTTGTGAAACATATCCCATTCCGAAAGGTGACATGTTTGCACCATCATCTTGCAGCTGGATGACTAACTGACTAGAATTCCAACGATCAAAACAAATTTCCTGGATCATATAATCTTTGCTAATTTCATTGATTGTTTTTCTGATGAAATCATAATCCTGGACATCGCCTTCAGTTAATTCAATGAAACCTTGTCGCGCCCATTCAAGATATGGAACTTTATCTTTTTGTTGTCGTTCTTGTGCAGTTTCTTTTGGTAACCAAAAAAATGGAATGATGTGAAATGTTCCATCATCCATCGGAAAAAACAATGTTAATGCTGAAAGATCTCGAACTGATGAAAGATCTAAACCTGCAAAACATTCTTTTTGTTTTAATTCATTTAGATCCAATTTTTTATCACATGCCATCCATTGCTGATCTGAAATCCATTTTGATTCATTTGTGGTCCATTGATTCAAATGCAACCTTCGAAAACTATTTTCATATGATGGCAAATCCATTGCCAATTTTGCTTCGGCAGCCATGTAATCTTTTCGAATAGACACACCATAATTTGGATTTGCTTTTTTCCAAGTTTTTTCCAAAGTGATATCATCATCATCATCCGCAGCATATATCACTGGCAAAAAGGTCGGATCATCAATGATCCCTTTTTCAACCTTCTTTGCATATGAATGAATGGTCCAACATATGTTGCCATCAGTTTTGTTTGATCCTGCGGTTGTCAAACAGATCAACAATGGTTGTGATCTTGCACCCATTGATGTCTTCATTGTTTGATACAATTCATCATTTGGTTGTGTGTGTAATTCATCAAATAAAATAGCATGTGCATTGTGACCATGTTGCAATTTTGCATCTGCTGACAATGCTCGATATGTATTTCCTTTTGATGGATTGATGATCGATGATCGATATATTTCCGCGCGATCAACAAGTTGTGGATCAGATTGGACCATTGATTTTGCGATCTCAAAAATGATCGATGCTTGTGATCTATCCCCTGCACACGAATAAATTTCTGCACCTCTTTCACTATCTGCAAACAAAATGTAAATTCCAATAGCCGCAGCCAATGTTGACTTTCCATTTTTTCGCGGAATCTCAATGTATGCCTGGCGATATTTTCGAAGTCCAGTTTCTTCGTTTTTCCAACCAAATAATGGTTTGATGATATCATCCTTTTGCCATTTTTCCAAGATCATTTTGTGTCCTGCCAATGATCCTTTTGTATGTCGAATAAAAGTTTCGATGAATGAAACCGCACGATCCGCAGCTTCATTGTCAAAATAATATGTTGATTTTTTAGTCAAAATAATTGTGTTGAATATTTATTTGTGGTTGTGAAATGTTTGATCTTGCGGATGGTGTCAATCCAAATTCTTTTGCAATTTTCAATGCTCGATCTAATGCATCATTTGCGATTTTTTGATATGGAACTGATTGCGCATGTTTGATTGTTCCATCAGGATTTTTATATATTTGAATTCGACCTTTTTCACGCAACATCATTTCTGTTTCAATATGTAATGACATCGCATTGGCATATGCTTCAATCAATCTAATATCAATATGATGCAACATTTGTTTTCCATGCAATTCATTGCAAACTTTTTGCCATTCTATTTTTCCAAGATCTGAAAGCCAGTGTGGTGGATCAGGAATTTCACTGATCAAAGAAACTTGCATTTCATTTTTGACCAACCGATCTTTCCTGGTTGTGCCACGCAATTCTTTCATTCTTGTTGGAACTTTTTTTCTTCCCATTTATTTTTTATCAAGTGATGATTCAGTGCGGATCAAATTTGGCATTCCTTCTTTTGGTTTGCTGATCATATAAACATCACAACGAACACAATAGGATTCTTTTGCAACCCATGATCCATGATTGTGGACCAATGTTGCTTTTCGCAATTCCTTTTCTGTTCCGCATTTTTCACATTTATATTTTGTCATCTGCCTTGTCCTTTATATGGTTTGACATATTGCGGTCCACCTTTTGTCCGCGATTTATTTTTGGAATGAATTCCTTTTCGTTTTCTTTTGCTTTGTGATCCTTTGAACACAAAAATATTTTTTTTAGCCATTTATATTTTTTTTATTTTCCACACAATTCACATTTTTCTTTTGTCGGTTTGTCAAGATCAAGATCATCAATTTTATAAAACAAATCTTTTTCTTGAAATCCCCAGCATTTCAGATCATCAAGATCAAAGTTGTTTGCCAACATATCATGATCCCATGATCCAACATTTTTGTTTAATCGAATATTCAATTCTTTTTCCTGATCCAAATTCAGATCCAATTCAACACATGGAACAGTTTTTTTCCCAAGTGATTTCCAAACACGCGTTCTTTGATGACCACCAATGATGATGTTTTTTCTTTTTGGATTTATATTGATGATCACTGGATCAACCATTCCAAATCTGATCAAAGATTCTTTCAATTCTTGATGTTGAATTTTTGTCAATGTTCGCGGATTGTAATCTGCAAATTTTAATTCTTGAATTTTATATTTTT